AGTACCTTGGCAACGTAGGAATACTGTTGCTGTTGTACCGCTAACAAAAGCTGCACCTGCTGCTGTTCCAACTGCTGCTACTGTGAAAGCAGAATCACCTGTACCAGCAGAACCTTGACTTCTTGTGATTTCGCTGATAGCTGCACTTAATTCTGCATCGTTAATTGTACTGTCTGATGCAATTTTAACAATCAGCTCACGTCCAGCATCGGACTGGCTGATTCTGTGTTTATATGCGTTTGCACCAAATGTTGCTACTGTTGCACCTGCGTTGTCGACTGTTTCTACTCTACTTAATACGTCTGCCATGATATGTTCTCCTTAATCAATGACCTCGCTCAGAGGCCGGCAATAATAAAGAATCACCTGATTCTTGTATAGTATTTAGTCATTTTGGCAAAAACCGTGGTTAATCGGCTCTAAACGGAGTCCAACGATCTCTAGGCACTAGTTTTGAACCGCCTGCCACATAGCCTTCACCGCCTGGTTTGCCGCCTGTGGTGGCTGTGATTTCACCTTCGGCAGCATCCAGCTCACGGATCACTTCATCTTTGGCTGACATGATTTCTCTCACTAACTGGAACAGCAGATCCATGACTCCTGGATGACGTTCGCTGTGCGCTGCGATCTTCTGAGCTTTGGCAGGAGTTTTACCCACAAAGTTCATGAACGCTTCTGTGTTTATGTTGTCTAACTGTTTGGCCTTGCTCTGAGTATTCACGAAAGTATAGATTTCTGACTGTAGATAGCCCATGCCTGTGACAGGAGCCAGGAGGCTGTTGATCTTTGGTTGGTTCTTGGCCAAAGCTTCTATCTTGGCTAGATTAGCTGCACCTACAGCTGGTCTATGGCTGACTGCTGTGAGTCCAAACACCTGCAGTGCAGGAGTGTTATTAAACAGTTCTGCATCATCAAAGTCTTCACCACTCTTGTCTCCGAAATAACTGAATACCTTATGTGCGGCCACAGCCACCTTGGCATCTGCCAGTGCTCGCCCTGTGTCGCTGTTGATCATAACAGAGTAAGTGGTTTGATTAGGAGTAAATGAAATGCGACCATCTGCACCTGTGTAGGACTTGCCTGGGTGGAACAGGATGTCTCCGTAGACATAACCACGCCAATCTTGAGGAGTTGCTGCTTCAAATATGGGCCACAGTGCTGCCATGTCTGAGGCAAATCGTTCACGCCAGTCTTCACCCTTGCCGCGACTCATGATAAACTGTTTGAGTTCTTCTGGACTCGAGCTCTTGCCTTCTTCACGACCCCAGTTGTTTTTACCTACCAACCTAAATTCACCATCGTCTTCACGACCCCAATACACTGTGGGATTACCGTCCCATTTAATGGTGATGCTGGTTTCGGGTTTAGCTAGATCTTTCAGTATCTGTATGGCCTTGACTGCGCCATTGGATTCAGTGAACACCAGATCCTCAAGGTGGTTGAATTCTCTGCCCACCTTTTTAGGAGCAGGTGCTTCATCTTCTAATAAAAGTTCCCAGAATCTCATCGTACTATGTCAATCATTCTGCGCATCCAACCAATTGTTCCTGGTTGATAGCTTTCTACCGCGGCTTTGGCAGGTAGCTCAATGCCCTGTTTGCCCAAGGTTTCTCTGGCACCTGAGACCAATTCATCGTAGTTCGGTAGTTTGATTATGTAGTCTAGAATGTTGTCCACACTGCGTATATCTTTGACTGTGGCTGTCTGCCCTAGCAACTGTTTGGCTATAGTATTCCAATCATCCCCGCCTGGTAGAGGTTCGTTAGTGTCCGCGTGTAATAGTCCAAACTTAGGTGAGTATTTTAGATCTCTGGCTCGGGCAATAGAACTCAGCACAATATGCCGATGCTCGCCCTTATACTGTCCTCGACCGCCTATCAACGATCCCTGTTGGAACTTAGGATTTACACTAAACATAAAGTCTGACTGTACAAAGCCGTTGACCTGATCACCTGCGATAGGAGTTTTTAAATGCACACTATCTCCGCTGAGTTTGACATTTTCTTTGCCAAACTGTGCTATTAATTTAGCTGCGAATTCTTTTTTGTCCACTTCATTAGCATCCACTGATAGATCTAGATCACCCGAGCTGTTTAGCTCAAAGGTACCATCTGGATCTTCTTTGCGACCTGTGGTGCCCAGCCATTTCACTGGCTTTTTGTCATCTGGGTCTAATTCTTTGGTGAAATCTAGACCAGTGATCTTTTCTATGTAGTCTATGGTAGCAGGCACATCTTTGGTAGCGATACGCTGGGTCAGTGATTGTTTGTTGGCATCTTTGAATACGTTGCCACCTTCAAATAGTTTATTCATCGTTGATAATTCTCTGAGCTCTACGAGATTCTGTTATTTTACGGATACCACGGGTAAATTTAGCAGCGTCCTGTCCGCGGATAGCATTGACAAATCTGCGCTCAAGCTCATCTGCCTGGTCTGGTGTATACTGCTTGTGCAGGCTTTCCAGTAGATTTATGGCTGAATTGATGATGTTAGTGGCTCTGCTTTCAAACAGCGCATCCTTGTTGCGTACTTCAGCTATTTCATTCAGCTCTTGTAGTATTGAACGAGTTCTAAGTTTCATGAGTGGTTCCGTTGATATTATATTTAACCTAAACTCGAGATTGTTAAAATGATATTATTCAGCAGAAATAGTGCAGTCGCACATAAGTGGACTAAATAACTCAGTAGAAACCATAAGAACCTGCACACACTTACAGAGGAAAAAATGAAATACCTATCAAACAAGATGCTGATGATCTTGGAACGCTTGAGTGAGATGTTTCCGGACAGCACGTATCAAACTCGTTTAGAGCAGTATCTAAACTCCAAAGGCATCACTGATGCCGCACAATTAGAAAATTACATCAAAGAATTCAACTACAACAAGGAAAAATACATATGAAAACTATTTTTAACTACATTTGGTCAGTGTTTGATTCATTTGGCCGAGCTCGTGCCGCCAGTCATTTGGCTCGTATCGGACAGTACGAAGCGGCCAAGCGTGTGATGGCAGAATAATTTTCTATGTAAATAAACCATGCAGTTGGTTTATATACACGGTGCAAATGCCACCAGCGAAAGTTTTAATCATATCAGAACTAGGTTAGGCACAGGTCTGGACCTAAACTACGACAGTCGTGATGGGTTTGAACATAATCTTGATGTTATGCGGCAGAGTTTGGCTAATGTTAATAAGTGTTTTTTCATAGCGCACAGTCTAGGTGGTATATATGCTCTTCATCTCAGCCATCATTTGCCCATGCATATACTTGGAGCTGTCACACTGAGTACACCTTATGGTGGAGCAGAAGTAGCAGACTATGCACAGTATTTCTTACCATTCAGCAGGCTCATGCGTGATATTGGACCCAGCAGCTGGGCCATGCGTGAAGCTGCTAAGATTAAAATACAGCACCCGTGGACTAACATAGTCACGATACAAGGGCGCAGTCCTTTTTTAGCCGTACCCAATGATGGAGTGGTTAGTATTCAAAGCCAGCGGCACCATGCAGATATGGAACTGATTGATGTCAACTATAACCACTATGAAGTGGTGTTGGCAGAACCTGTGATAGAGATTATTCGTGAACGGATAAACAAAATCACAAAATAGCTTGTTTTTTTAAATTGAGGCTATATAATACACTAACAGCGAAATAGAAGTAGCTGTTAGACACAGACATTACACACAGGAGATACAAAATGTCAGACACTTTTACAGCACCAAAACTACCAGAAGTAAAATTCAGCAAAAACGGCTACGAAATCCGTACAGACATCTTGGACATGGCCAAGGGCTTGGTAAGCGAAGACTTTCACGCTAAATTCCGTGGTTGGGAAATGACCGCTGCTCGCGATGAAAAGACTGGTCAGTTTATAACCAAAGTTGGTATGCCTGAGTTTCCAGGCTTAGACAAAGTGCTAGAAACCGCCGAAAAAATGTATTCATTTGTTAACAGCGGCGTGAAGAAATAATATTACGCTCATAGAGCAATATATCAATATATATAGCAGTAAATGAAACCCCCTTTCGGGGGTTTCTATTGAATAGATACACTATGCTTGAACTAATTAAAAATTTTTTCACAGAAGAAGAATGTGCAGATGCCCTAAAAGAAATAAATCTTTCTCAACCTCTGTGGAAAAAATGTGTAGATACTGACATGTATGTGTTAGGCAACAGTTTTTTAAGAAACCAAACACAGGAATATTTCAACAAACATACTGTAGATTCTGCAACTGTGGAATTATTTCGTAAAAAAATAAGTAGTTTATTCCAACAAGAAGTAAAATTTTGTCAAACTTTATCTAGACCTGGATTTCAAATTATAAAACGCAATGAGTCTAATAAACCATGTGTTTGGCATTACGATACTATATTAGTTCGATTTCCGTATAACCGTGATTTTTTAGACTATGAGAATTTTGACAATTATTTCGAAAATTATTATGTGTTCGGGCTGATGTTGTCCACAGGATTATCTAGTTTCGATTATTTTCCAGAAACTCAATCAAACTTCAGTTCTATTAAAAGTGGAACGCCCTTGTGTGAAAATCATCATGACTTAGTAGGTGATGAATGTGGAAATCCTAACTGCAAACTTATAAAGTTTAACACCGTAGAATACACTCAAGGATCGTTATTGATTCAGAGTAAGAAGATACTGCATAGAGTGGGTATTAAAGATATCGACGGTACAAAAGAACAAAGGATGACTCTACAAGCATATGGGGTTGTTAAGAATGATATAATGTATCTGATTTGGTAGCTACGGTGAATTTACTAAATCCATGTCCCAGCAATTTCGTTGATATACGGTAATTGTAGTTTTTAATTTGATCTTTAACCTCTTCTATTGTGTAAGCGGAACGAAATGAATTTATAGCATCAGTTGTTAGAGATATATGTGTAAAATTAGTATCGTTAGGTCTAGACAAATCGCATACCAAAATATTGTTGCTCAATGTTTCTATAATGTTCCAAAATTTTACAGTATTGCTGACATGATGTAAAACTCTGTTTGCTATAACCAAATCAAATTTACCAGTGGCGTTTAAAAAATCATCTTGTATGATCTCAATCCTATTATTGAGATTTTCTTTGATTATATTTTTTTTAGAAATTTTAATCATTTCTTCGCTGAGCTCATAGCAGGTAAATTTTAATCTTGGATATTTTTTACACAATGCTATTACAAAATTACATGATCCTGACCCTAGATCGACAACAGTTCCTTCGGTCAACCCGCAAAATTCAGTGTAGGTGTCCATAAAATCTAAAATTATGTCGGGACAATCAAGAAATTCCTGATTATAAAGCTCACACTGATCTTTATTTTGCATTATTTCTGGTTCAGGTATTCTTTCAAACATGAGGTATTATCTAACTGTGGCTAACTTAAAGAACCGCAGTATTGAAATATACATCCATCCTATATCAAACTCCCACCAACGTTGACT